TCATTTCCCCTCCCCGGGTCGACCGGGGGCCCCCGACCAGGTAAATCTTCGGAAAAGCCTTGACTTTCGATTGTCAAGGGGTGGCGGAAAGAAATCCCAAGATGTCCCGGCTCCATGATGCGGCGCACAATCGGCGGGCGAAGGTCATCCGGCGTCGGGCCTACGCCGATCCGTCGACCAGGTGCTGGCGGTGCCTGCGGACGCTGGCCGAGGTGAAGCTGGCGGAGCCGATGCGGCGGGTGGTGTGGCATGCCGGGCACACCGGTGGCCCGCTCGACCCGGTGCTGGCCGAGTGCAGCCTGTGCAACTGGCGGGACTCGGCCGCGACGACGACGGCGAAGCGGGCCAGGGCCAGCTCGGGCGGGACAGGACGGTTCTGATGGCGGCCAGGAAGCCGGGCAAGGTCGCTGTGGCGGCGGCATCGGGTGATCAGCGGGCCGCTCTGGAGGCGATCCGGGACCAGTTGGCCGGCCAGCTGGAGCGGTGCGAACCGGCGGTGGCCGCTCAGATCGCCGGGCAGCTCCGGGCCACGCTCAAGGACCTGGCGGCCCTGCCGGCGGCGAAGGAAGGATCAATGACGGATGAGGTCAAACGTCGGCGAGAGGCGCGCCGGCTCGCAGCTTCCACGGCTCCACCATCGGCCGGCCGAGGCGGTCGGTAGTGCCGGTGATGATGCGATCGAGTGGGCCGAGTCGATCGGCTGGGACCCCGCCCTCGGCCGTGGGTTCTACGTGCTCGACGAGTGGCAGCGGTTCTGCATCCGGGGGATTCTGAGCGAGAACGCCGCGGCGCAACTGTGCGCCCTGGTGTCGCTGCTGATCATCCCCCGGCAGAACGGCAAGGGCACGGTGCTCGAGGTGGTCGAGCTGTACGCCCTGTTCGTGCTGGATCTCCCGTGGATTCTCCACACTGCCCACCTGTCAGAGACGGCGGCGAAGCACATGGCCCGGCTGTGGTCGGCGATCCGGTCCGACGACGAGCTGGCCGCCCAGTGTCACCAGGTGATGTCGAAGGGTTCCGAGGCGATCATGCGCCGGGACCACGGCATGATCGAGTTCCGCACCCGGTCTAAGAAGACCGGTCGGGGCGGGTCGCCGCCGATGCTGGTGCTCGATGAGGCCATGTTCCTGACGGCCGAGCAGCTGTCGGCCCTGCTCCCGTCGATGGCGGCGCAGACGATGGCCGCCGATGTGCCCCTGCTGATCTATGCCGGGTCGGCTCCGCTCGAGGAATCGGAGCAGATGCACCAGACCCGCAACTCGATTCTGGCTGGTGAGATGCCCGGTGCGTTCATGGCTGAGTGGTCGGTCGAGCTGCCGGACACCGGCGACGACCTGGCCGCCGCCATCCGGGCGGTGATGTCCGACGTCGAGATGGTCTACCAGGCCAACCCGGGGGCCGGTATCCGCATCGATCCGGCCTGGTGCATGACGATCGAGCGGGGCAACATGACCCCCGAGGCCTGGTGTGTGGAGCGCCTGGGGGTTGTGTTCACCGCTGAGGGCGGGTCCGGGGTCATCCCGGCGAACAGCTGGAAGGCCTGCCGGGACCTGACATCCACGGTCGACGGCGGCCGGATCGCCCTGGCGGTGGGTGACGGCGGGTCGGTGGCGGCCATCGCCCTGGCCGGCGAACGGGACGACGGGTCCCTGCACCTGGAGGTGGTGCGCCACGCGGCCGGTACGGGGTGGGTGGTCGAGGCGGCCCTGGCCGGAACGGCGACCTACGGGCCCCTGCTGGTGGACCCGAAGTCGCCCACCATGGCGCTACTGGCCGACCTGGAGAAGGCCGGTGTAGAGGTCGAGGAACTGGCCCCGGGTGATGTGACCAAGGCCTGCGCCGAGCTGCAGCTCGACGTGAAGGAATGCCGGGCCCGGCACCTCGACCAGCTCGAGCTGAACGCCGCTGTCGCAGGGGTCGCCATCCGGCCGGTGGGTGAGGCCTGGGTGTTCTCGGCCAAGGCCAGCACGGTCGATGTGTGCCCCCTGCTGGCGGTCACCCTGGCCGCTCACGGGGCCCGGGTCGCGGGGTCGGTCGACCCCATGTCACAGATCTTCTAGGAGGTGTTGCCGATGTCTGATTCGAGGATGGAGGCCCTCACCTCCGTGGCCGAGCTGGTGGGTGCGGTGCTGATCGCCCTGGCGTTCTTCCTGTGGTGGCTGCCGGCCGGCCTGTTCGTGGCCGGCCTGGAGCTGGTCGGCATCGGCTGGCTGCTCGCTCCGACCCCGCCGGGGCGGCGCCGGTGAGCCTGCTCCGCCGCCGTGCGCTCAGCTATCAGGACGTGTGGGGGGCCGGTGAGACCTGGACCGACACCCGCCTGACGACCACCGAGGCCGCCCTGGGTGTCTCCGCCGTGCTCGCTGCGGTCGATCTGATCGCCTCCCGGATCCAGATGATGGACTTCGCCGAGGTCCAGATCGGCGCCGACGGCCTGGAGCAGCAGCTCCCGATGGGCCCCCTGCTGCTGGAACCGTCGTCGACCCTGGCCCCGGATGAGTGGATCTACCAGGGCGCGGCGAGCTACCTGCTCTACGGCCGTGTCGCGGGGTACGTCACAGCCCGGGGCGGCAACGCCTGGCCGACGAAACTCGACTGGTTGAACCCCGACAAGCTGACCTGCACCACGGTGGGCGGGGTGCCGCGGTGGGCCTACTCTGGCCAGCCGATCGACTCGGCCGACCTGGTGGTGCGCCGGTGGGCGCCGATGGTGCCAGGTGACCTGGGCGGTGTGGCCCCGGTGGCCAAGCTCAACGTCGACATACAGCGGGCCCTCAAGGCCGCCCTGTATGAACGGGATTTCTTCGACGCTGGTGGCCTGTCGCTGGCCACGCTCGCCTATGACGGCGACCTCAAGAAGGAAGACGCCGACGCTGCGGTGGCCCGGTATGACGCCTCCCGTGCCTCCCGTGGCCGCAAGCCGCTGGCCATGGGCAAGCGGTGGAAGCTCGACGTGATCAAGCAGTCGCCGGCCGACAACAGCATCGACGCCACCGAGAAGCGGATCGCCACCAAGGTGGCCAACGTCTACCACGTCCCCGCGGAGTGGGTGGGCGGCGAGTCCGGTGGCAGCCTCACCTACGACAACCCGGACATGAATACCCGCCTGCTCGACGGGATCGCCCTGCAGCCGGTCTACACCATGCTCGAGCGGCTGGTGACCGGGTTCTGCCTGCCCCGCCCCCGGAACTTCCGCATCTACCCCGAGTCGATCCTGCGGTCGGATCCGAAGTCGGCGGCCGAGATCGACGAGCGACTGGTGCGCTCCGGGCTGGCCACCCCGAACGAGCGCCGCAAGGCCCGGGGCCAGGGGCCCCTGCCCGCCGGCGATCAGGCCCTGTGGCCGCCGTACGCCACCACGATCACACGAGATCCAGGAGTCTCAGCATGAGCACCGACACCATCCGCCGTCGTGGCCTCTGCCGCTCCGGTGCCAACGTCAAGGGCTACGCCTACCGGTCGCCTGACGCTGAGGTCCGCGCCTCCACCAGCGACGGCACGATCACCATTGAGGGCTACGCCGTCGTCTGGAACCGGTACAGCTCCAACCTCGGCGGCTACGTCGAGCAGATCCTGCCCGACGCCTTCGACGATTCGCTGGCCAACGACGACCAGATCGGCAGCTACAACCACGATTACGCCAGCATCCTCGGCCGCCGGTCGGCCGGGACCCTAGTGCTCACCAAGGACAACACGGGGCTCCGGTACTCCATCGCCGGGGCCGCGTCCGACCCTGACGTGGTCCGGGTCGCATCGAAGGTCCACGCCGGCAACGTGGTCGGTTCGTCGTTCACGTTCCGGTCGATGCCCGACGGTGAGGCCTGGAGCTACACCGATGAGGGGTTCCCCCTCGTCTCGGTGAAACGGGCCGCCATCTTCGAGGTGGCCCCCGTCGTGTGGCCGGCCTACCTGGCCACCGCCGAGGACGGCCTGGCCGTCGGCCTCCGGTCCCTGGCCGAGCAGACCGGCCGCCCCCTCGACGAGCTCATGGCCGCCGCCCGCGACCAGCAGCTCCGCCAGTTCCTCGAGGCCGACACCACCGAGCGAGCCACGCCCGGCGTCGACATCGAAACGCTCCGCCGCCGGCTCCGGCTGGTGGAGCTCAACGCCTGAGCTCGGGAGCAACCCGCAGGCACCCCCCAACCCGCTCCCGATCCCCCGGAGACATGATGTCCACCACCTACCAGACCAAGATCAACGAGCTGCTCCAGCAGCGCAAGGGCCTGCACGAGCAGATGAAGGCCGTTGTCGATGGCGCCGACACCGCCAAGCGGTCCATGACCGCGGAAGAGGTCGCCAGCTTCGACGCCCTGAACGTCACCATCGACGAGCTCGACCAGCAGCGCAAGCGCTACGAGGACATGGACAAGCGCGAGCAGGACCTGGCCGACCTGCAGGAGCGGGGCGGCCCCCCGATCGTGAACCCCGACCAGACCGCCGGTAGCGACGAGCGGGCCAAGTTCGAGGAGAAGGTGCGCTCGTTCCTGGCCAAGGATCAGGTGGTGGGCTCGGCCCGGGCCCTGTCGATCGCCCCCGACGCCCCGATCGCCAGCCTTACCCAGGCCCGGTCGATCGCCGCCCAGCAGCGTGACCTGACCAAGGGCACCGCCACCGCCGGTGGCCACACCGTCGGTACCGGGTTCTACGCCCAGCTGATCGACCACATGATCGAGGTGTCCGGCGTGCTCATGGCCGGCCCCACGACCCTGTTCACCGAGAAGGGCGACAGCATCCCGATCCCCCGGACCACGGCGCACAGCACCGCGACGTCGGAAATCGCTGAAGGTGTGGCCATCACCGAGTCGGACCCGGCGTTCAACCAGCTGGTGCTCGGCGCCTACAAGTACGGCGTGCTGATCCAGGTGAGCTACGAGCTGCTGGAAGACACCTACGTTGACCTGCTCGGCTACCTGGCCATGCAGGCCGGCCGGGCCGTCGGCAACGCCGTCGGCACTCGCCTCGTGACCGGCACCGGCTCGTCCCAGCCGCAGGGTGTGGCCACGGCCGCCACCCTCGGCGTGACCGGCTCGGCCTCGGTGGCCGGTGCGTTCTCCGCTGAGAACATCATCGACCTGTTCCACTCGGTGATCAGCCCCTACCGGAACAGCCCCGGCTGTGGCTGGCTCATGCGTGACGCCACCCTCGGTTCGATCCGCAAGCTCCGGGAAGGCGCCGGCACCGGCCAATTCCTGTGGCAGCCGTCCCTCCAGGCCGGCTCCCCCGACACCCTGCTGGGCAAGCCGCTCTACACCGACCCCAACGTGGCCGCCGTGGCCCTGTCGGCCCGGTCGGTCCTGTTCGGCGACATGAGCCGGTACTTCTACCGCCAGGTGCGCGACATCCGTTTCGAGCGGTCCGACGACTTCGCGTTCAACACCGACCTGGCCACGTTCAAGGCCGTGCTCCGGGCCGACGGCGGCCTGGCCGACACCAGCGGTGCGGTCAAGTACTACATCGGAAATGCGGCATAGTCCCTGATAGGAGGCTATGTATGGGGACGTCAGGTAGTAGAATGAGGCCATGCCACATTCTCGGTCTGACCGTTCCCTCACCCCGCTGGGCTGCCCGGTATGTGGTGCGATGTTCACCCCATACCGGGCGAGCCAGCGGGCGTGTAGCCGCCCCTGTCGGGAGCAGCTACCGGACTACCAGGCAGCGGCACAAGCCCGCCGGGCTCAGCCCAACGCGAAGGAACGTAAGAACCAAGCCCGACGCGTGGATCTCAACCCAGCCCAGCGAGCCAGGAACCTACGCAGCAACCTGCGCCGGTACGGTGTCACGCCCGAGTGGTATGGCGCCAAGCTGACAGAGCAGGGTGGCCGGTGCGCTATCTGTGGACGCACGCCGCCGGTCGATGGCGTCAAGTCCGCCAGTCGGCTCCACGTCGACCACTGCCACGACACCGGCGATGTCCGGGGCCTGCTGTGCAATCGATGCAATCCAGGGGTCGGCTACTTCGGCCACGACCCGGCCCTGCTCGAAGCCGCTGCTGCCTACATGCGACGGCACGCCTAGCCGTTGGTGGTGGTGTCGGCCCGCCCTCGCCACCACCACCAACAACCCCCAACCCGACGAGAGGTACTACCCATGATCGTGACGATGCGCCGACAGATCTCCGGCACCCGCGACGGCGTCGACTGGCCCGCCCCCGGCGAGACGATCGACGTGCCCGACGACGAGGCCGCCACGCTGATCTCGCTCGGCCACGCTGAGGCCGAAGGCGTCGACACCCCGGCCGATGCGATCGACCGGACCACCAAGGGCCGCAAGGCCACCGCCGAGCCGGCCTGATCCATGCCGAACATCCCGGCGTCGGATGCTCTGACCGCTGGCGTCTACTTCACCCCGAACAACGTGCGGCCGACCTGGCCCACGCTCGACGAGGTGCAGCGGTGGGCCGAGTCGATCAGCAACTACCCGGGCGCCGGCGGCCAGTCCCGCACGAACCTGGAGGTGCTGCAGCTGTGCCTCGATGTCGCGGTCGAGAAGATCTCGAAGCGGACCAACTTCCAGGTGCGCCCGGTCGATGTCAACGGCGACCCCGATCCCGGTGGAACCCCGGTGGCGATCCCGGCCGGGGTGAAGCTGGGCACGATCATGCAGGCCACCCGGTGGGCGCGGCGGCCGATGTCGCCTGACGGGGTGCTCGGTTCGTCTGAGATCTCCGGTGTGATCCGGGCCCAGGCCATCGACCCCGACATCGAGGCCATGCTCGTCGAGTGGTTGGAGCTGCCCTACTGATGCCGACGCTCGCGGAGTGGCCCGTCATCCTGGCCAGCGCCGTCGAGGCGGTCCTGTCGGTGCCCGATCTCGGCTACACGATGCCGGTCCACAGTTCACCCCCGGCCGGGTTCAACGCCCTGCCGTGTGTCGTGATCGAGTGGGGCGACAACGGTGTGATGCTGGAGCCGGGCAACGCCGGGGGCCTGTCGACGCTGAGCCAGCTCACGGCCCGGTTCGCTGTCCGTCTCGTCGTCGGCGACCCCGGTGTCCATGCCTCGGCTGAGATCGTGCTCGACGCCCTCCAGCGTCTCCACGCCGGCCTGGCCGATGCGGTGGCGGCCGATGTCGAGTCGGGCGGGTTCCGGCCGGCGCCGGGTGACGTGCTCACCCCGACGGCTGAGGAGTAC